TTCAAATCAATACCAACTGCTTGAGATCTTATTACGTGTTGATTTATCACCGTTTAAACTCAAGAATTGTTGAACGACGAACCTGAAACGTAGATTGTTGGATTACCACTTTACGTTTCAAAATCCTTCGGATTGCTGATTTTATCACTCCCTTGGATGGCGACGAAAGAAGCCGTTACCTCGAACTCAGGCGCTGGTCATGTTGCGAATGTTTATTCACGTTTACAACTGGCTGCGGTAGAGAGAGAGAAGGAGGCGTACATTAAAGCCTTATTGACCAACCCTATTAAAGCTAGGGTTTGCGTACCTATTCCACTCGTAAAGAGTGAAGACGTTGTGATGTGTCGACTCAGAAGTGAGGAAATTAATTTCCTTACCAGGGCATTTAGATCGAGGATTTTAAAGTCGTCCTCTTTCATTAATCATGCCAATATTAGTATCTGTTACTGTCCAAATGTATTGAAATCCCATTCGGGAACATTTTCAGTATCGATATCTAATCCCGACACTACTGACGTTAAGTTGTTGGTCGAAAATGCTCCTATATCTGAGGGGAGATTTCTTTTGACTAACTGGCCTAGGTCTGTCCCTAGTGCCCAAAACTTATACCTGAACATCGAATGTGATGGTTCAGATGCGACCAATGGAACTCAACTTGGTCTGTTTAAGATTCTTTGGGACGAGAAACCGTCTTTCAAAATGATCCTGGAAAAGGATATGCAGGTCATAAATGAGATCATACCCGAAACAGACGCTGTGGGTAAGATGTTTTCCAACCAAACTTTGGAACAATTTCTAAATAGGTTGATGCTGAACGGTTCTGAGAAGAACTCCCTCACCCGTTCCATGTCATATCACATTAACAGTAATCTAAGAATTACTGAACTTGATGAGAGCGCTGAAAGGATTAGCACAGGCTTAGGCTCTGATAAGACTAAGATCGGTTGCTCAAATCGAGATGATACAACGTCCAGCGTGCTGGAGGTTAAGATAGGTGACGGGTTCACCGAATCCGACGCTTCTTAGTTAGTCTTGAGAGGATTAGCGCGGGCTACTTCGTAGTACCGGTGAGACTAAGATCGAGACAAATCTGGATGTCCAATGCAAGTGAAACTTAAGCTGAAATCAACTTCTTTGATTCAGGTTGTATTAACAATTTTGATACCTATCAACTTTGTGATAGATGCTTCGTGAAAATCGAAAATGTCAACCAATACTCAACAGAAAAAGACTCGACAGAACAAGAGATCAACTCAGTTCGGTCAAAATAGGGCTAAACAGAGAGCCCAGTCTACTGGTGAAAGCTCAACCGTCCCTAATTTTGGGACTCTTAGGTTGGAGTGGGTCAGGCGAGGTCCTGGTGACCTAGACATCCTGCAGTTCCCATATCAATGGGTTGCAAAGGCCGAGAGTTCTCTCAAGGCAACTAGCAATGATATCTGGTATATCATTGATCTCCATGAATATGTCAAAGACATGATGGAGTTTCCCACCTCGGTGAAGGGTTTCGTCTTTTTATTTGAGGCGAACTTATCAGGCCAGGCTTGCTTAGTTACTAAGAAGACTGGTTCCTTCAAAGATGCGTTCTCATCGTTGAACGCATTTAAATTTGAAAAGGGGTGCCATACGGCAGTTCAACTGTTGGCCCCATCAATTCTAACCTTCGCCACGTTTTCGGCTGGTGAAGTTGCGCTGGTTTTTAAGTTCGAAGGAACTTTAACAGCAGGTGCTGAATTCATGACCCGGAAAGTTTGGGGTCAATCATCAATGCTGCCCAAAGTTGAAATTAATAAGAATTTACTACGTGGGCAATGACTACACTCGGGAGATTACCTGAGTGAGCTTGAGTACGACCCGATGTCGGGTTGGTTTCTCAATAGAGGAGTTAGATGGTATTACTGTCCAATTCCTGCTTGTGTTTTTACCAACGGTTATCGCCTTGGCGAGGACCATTGATGCTAACTCTTTTGAGTTAATGGTTAGTCACTATGTGCGACTACTACGAGATGAACCTATGGGGATTCGAATAGTAGTGAGATATCTTAATCTGTCGGTTGCCCGAAGATCGTATGATATCGACTCCAGATTAGTATGGAGATTCTACATTTAACTTACGTTAAATGTAAAGTAGCTAAGGCTACCAAAAAAAAAAAAAAAAAAAAAAAAAAAAAA